ACGCAGGGGGGTGGGGTTTCTCTGCGGACCCTCCCCCTATGGGTCTGCAGTTATGTCTCCTGTGTATTTGTTGGTAGACGAATAGGTGTTGGTGTTGTAGGCTTGCACACAGTCCAAACATCAGCAACTGGTCCATCATCAATGATGTAATTGATAGCAGTAGCATGTCGTTGAGCAATCTCAACTTCATCTAAAGCATCATCAGTGTTGCCAATGACTTCAGCTAAGAGTTCTGGTGTGTTGTAACCATGTTCAGTGTCCCAACGAGACCAAGCGTCATAGTCATCGAAAGGATTGTAAGGGTTGTCAAACGTTGTTAGCATAGTATCAACGACTGACGTCTCTTTAACGTAATCTAGTTCATCCATAGAGTTCTCCTTTCTAGACTAGGTTCTGTACAGTAGACACACTAACGCCTAAAGCTTCTGCTACTTCAGCGTACGTTCTACCGTTCTTAAGCATACCTTTAGCTCTGTTGGCTGTAGATAGACTGATAGAGTCTTCCTTCTTAGGCGTAGCTAACTGCTTAAGTCTATCTGAGTCTGAGAAGCGTATGATGTCAGTAAGCATCTTAGTACTCACAGCACCAGACTGAATAGCTTTCCATTCATCAGGCTCAATAGTAATCCTAGAAGACGCACCATCAGCACCAGTACGTACACGAGCAGCTGCAATAGCCTGTTGTTTAAGCTTCTTGAGCTGGTCTTTTTGCATGTCAGGGTCACGTTTCTCAGCAATTACCTTGTTTGCAATGAGCTGTGCTTGACGTTCTCTAGGAGAGTTAGCTAAAGCAATGTTTAGTTTGTTCTGTAGAGACTCAACTTGAGACTTGTATTGTAGTTTAGCCTCTTTAGACATGGTCATGTTTGGCGTTGTACTAACAACAGTGTTGGCTTTATCACGCATCTTACCAAGAGCGTTGATATAATCGCCATACATATTCTCAATAGGGGTGCCAGAACCAAGGGTCTTAGCATCTTTAACCATTTCTACAACATGGTCTGTAGCAATAGTTCTAGACTTCTTAATTGTTGGTTTAAGTTTAGGATTGGCAGCTAGTTCTTCTGGTGTACGTGCTTTCTCCCAGTATTCTAAAGTACGATGTTCTGTCTTGGACCTAGAAATAAGAGTAGAAGCACCACCTTCTATTTTACCAGTAATAACATTATAGTGTTGCTGATATGCTTTACGTAATTCAGGAATACGGTTCTCTCTTTCGGAACGTTTATAATCCAAATTATGTTTTTCAGCATCGATAACTACCATTGAATGTTTAACTGCTCTAGCTATTTCAGATTGACTAGCACCTTTAAGAGTCATGTCAGTAATAAGGTTTGATACTTCGCCCATTTGGCGTTGCTTCATAGTCCAATTACCTTTTGAGTCACGAGTTAATAATTGTTTATTCTCAGAATAATACTGTTTAGTATCAAAATTCTTAAGCTCTTTCAATGAACGACTAGTTGCAATTCCGTTTTTATTATTAGGAATAACCATTACAGTGTCACCATCGAAATCGGCACCAGATAATTTAGAAGCAACAGATGAGTCAATACCAACTGCATCTTTCGCGCCCTTCATAAATTTAGCAGGACCTTTTTCAAGCTTATTATTAACTGTCAATTCTGGTAATTCAAAAATACCACCATGAGGATATCGAACAAGAACTACTTTCTCTCCATTCTTAAAGTTAGGAGCATAAATTTCGTTAGCTTTGATACCAGACAATGGTAAAATAACTTGACCTTTCATTCTGTCGAAGCCAGTTAATTTAAGATTATGACGTTTTGTTGTCAAGCCATCGGCAAAATCTTGCATGAGTGCTTTCTTAATAACTGGGTTTGTCAAATTATTAATTTCATCAAACTCTTTTTGTAATTTTTCATACGTAGTTTGAATACGACCTTTAACAAGAGCAGGTGGTTGTTTAGAAACAAACTGAGAAGATAAGGTCTTGGACCAAGTTCCCCAGTCACCTTCCTCATTAACTTTATTTATAGCACCCTTTTGTCCATTGGCTTTAATTTGAGCGCCAAATGGATTATCAGGGTCATCTTTTAAAGGTTTAAGAACATCTTCTTTAGGAGTTCCTTGTTTCTTGTTTGTGTTGAAAATAACATCGACACCTTTAGGAAAATCTTTAGGGTCTCCATAAACAGCCATACCTTTAAGATAATGTGTTCCACCTACACCGATACGAACCTGAGCATATCTAGAACCACCAAGGTCTAAATCTTTGACGCCTGGACGAAGTTCCATAACTCCATCTTTATCGGTACCGCCTTGCTCGTCGTAACGAATATTAACGCGTTTCCAATCAATATGTTGAATTGGTTTCAAACCCAATTTAGTTGAGCCATCTTCAGCTTTATATAAATTAGGAGGAGCTATTTCGTGCTTGTGCTCACGAACAACATCAGGATTAGCCTCTTTGGTAAGAACTTTCATTTCTACCCAGTGATTATCATTAGTAGCATTCTTAACATATACTTTGTGCATATGATAACCTTCTGCTTCTAATTGTTGAACAGCACGTTTAAGAGTATTTTCTTTGATACCTAATTGTTGTGCGGAACCAAGACCCACGTCCAAATATGGATTCTCTTTGATAAGAGCTTTAAGGTCGCTCTTAATATTTTCCATTCTTGTAATATTGTTCTTGACTTGTTCATTAAGATACATACGAACAGATGACTCAGGAATACCAGTCCTACGAGAAATCTCAGTTGGACCATGACCTTTTTCATTAAGCTCTAAAACCATAGAATGGTTTCTAAGACGAATAGTTTGGTTGGCAATTGTATTTCTAGCACGAAATTCACTAGTAGTAAGACCTAGTTTAGTAGCGATTTGAGTATCACTTAAACCAGTCTTACGATATTTGGCGACAGTATCGGACCACGATGTAGCCCTTTGATAAGAATTCTCACCAGAACCCCACGCATATCGTCCACTGTGCGGGATATTCCCTTGGTGAGGAGTACCTTTATGTAGGATAATATCCTCATAAGCTTCTTCTAAATTCATTGGGAATATGGTCCTTTCTATCTAGGTTTGTTTTCTAAAATCCCAGAAAATTCTTTTATTGTATGATAAACATCATAAACATCTTCTGCTTCTGGAATATATGTTTCTATGTTTTCACCTTGATAAATACGAAGCTCAAAGTCCGTTTTCTCAGGAGCAACACCATATTCCAAACAGAAATATGCAGCGTACACAAGCAATTGTTCCATTTTAGGTTTGGTAACGCCAGTCTTTAAATCATGTATCCGAAGAAATCCACGAGGATTATCTTTCTTAGGACCATCATATCTAATTGCATCAGCTGTACCAAACGCATAAGGAGAGTAATATAGCAATACTTCACTATCCATATGATAACCAATTGCGTCGTTAACAAAATTAGCAACTGCTGGATGAGTATGACCAGGCATCAATCTTATTCTATGTTGAATAGCATGACTGGCAAACTCATGAAGCTCAGTTCCACGTTGTTTAGCTTTTTCATTTTCAAAGCGCTCTACTAATTTCTCAGGAGTATATTTAAGCCAATGACATTGACTAGCACTAAGAAATGAATGTTTACCTTCGAATTCGGGATGTCTGTTCCATTTCATTGAGAACTTCCTCCTTATTCTCCGGATATATAGTGCGAGCCCATCCACCCATCGAATTATACTTGTCTAAGTAATACTCTTGATTTGGTCTGTATGGAGCGTTAGCACTACGCTTAACTTCTAAATGATAAGAATATGGACCGATGTCCACAGATAAATCTGGAATACCTTGAATGTGACCAGAATCATTTTTCTTAACAATAGCATCAGGCATTCGTTTGTGAATATCCTGAATTAAGGTTCGTTGAAAATCTCTTTCAAGTTTGGACATTCTTTATCAATCCAGTTCCTTTCATTGAATTTTGCTTTGCTACGAATTGAGCGTTCGATAGCATCATCGATGGAAGCCGGGGATTTAAGATAGAGATAAAATAAATCATTAAAGGAGGTATTGACCCTGTTAATTCGGCCTTCGGATTGTTCCATAACGCGATAGGAATAATTCAGTGAATAAAACAAAATCGTATCAGTAGTTATACAGTTCCATCCCTCGGCTCCGGCCGTGTACTGAACCAAATATACCCATTCATCGGTATCAGGTATAGGCTCATGTTTCTGACCGTTCCATTGATAGTATGCCCTATTTAATTCTCGACAAATATCTTTCAATATGTCGAGTTCATAGGTATAGTTGTAAAAGACAATAATTCTATCGCGAGTCATGATTTGTTGTTTAGCATTTGCTATTCTACGTGGGCTTGTGTTAATTATCCTACGAAGAACTTGAGTAAATTCCGAAGCGTTCATTATCGGAGTCTCAGTAAATGGGTTAAACCTTGTATCAATAACTTGCTTATACAATTCTTTATCAAAAGCAGTATTAATATATTGTCTATGGGTTTTGGTTGTTCGAAAATCAGCCATGGGCACGGCTAAATGACGTCTCAACCGTTCTAGTCTGTCTACCTCATGATATCGTTTAATCTGAGGGAACTTAGAATATGGATTGTATTCGACGTGTCTATCTACAAATTCAGTTTTGTTTCTGTAGAAGTTGTTTGCTAAGAATATACACATCCAATCCATCCAAACATCTCCGGGTGTTGCCGTTAACATAATCCATTTATTTTTACGGGCAATCTTAATGAAAGATGTACCCCATGAACCATATCCAATAGCTCGTTGCTCATCAAATAAAAAGAAAGCATCTTTAACATTTAGATACTTTGTAATATTATTCCACGAGTCAACTGTCCCTTCAATGCCGAGCATTTCTAGGTCATGATGCCACTCTTTATCATTACGCTTCTTAGCAACTGTAATAATATAAAGTGGTAAATCACGATGGTTTTCCATATAATAAAATAGGCCGGTCAAGGATTTACCCGAACCGACCTTCCCGCACAATACAGAACCATTATGCAATCTATCAACCGCCCGCCGTTGATAGTCGTATAATTCAATTTTAGAATCCATATTTACGACGAAGTGGATTGTCCACTACACGAATATAAGCATTCTTCAAGTTAAGACGAGCATATTGTCCATCTGGACTTGGGTCTCGTCGAGCAATAGTCATATCGCACAAAGCAATTTCCATATCATCCAACATAGCCAATTGACTTTCGTCATTTAAAAATGCACGGTCAGTTGGTGCGATGTCTTCATCAATAGGAGTGTCGCCATTATCATAAATAATAGCAATGCTTGGCATACCGAATTGAGTGTATACACGAACCTTGAAGAAATAAGACGGTTCAAACATGTCTGGATTTTCAGCCATCTTCTCTGCCATCTCGTCTGAGATATTCTTAGGCTCATACAATTTAACGTTGACACCATATTGTTGTAGAAGTTCTACATCTTCTGGATTTACCTTAACGTTAAAATAACGGTCGCCTGCGCGATTATATTTTTCTTGACGCCCACTGAAGTTGCGAGCGAATAAGAATTGAACATCCTCAAGGATGATTTGAGAATTTGAAATTTGTGAAATAGTTGTCATAGTATTGTCCTTTCTAAATGACTGAGTCTGACATTATTTTCAAAAAAAAGAAAAAGGGAGAACAAATCAGCAGAATTTTGTTCTTCCTCTCTATTATGTGCCATGTAAATCCTGCGAATCCCAAAATTAACCCGCGAGGAAATCCAATCACGCGGTCTCAGGTTTCTTAACTTTGAGAGTTCCGTGATTGATAGAAATTGATTGTGCGTTAGGATATTTGTCTTGAAGCTCAAGAGCATCTACATAGTCCTTAGGCATGTCGTCAACGATTTGAGTAATATCCCCAACCTTGATAATTTTCTTGAGTCCATCGACTGCAATCTTATCGTAGTAAGAGAAATCAACATCTTCATAATCAAATTCTGAAGTTTGTTTGAATAGATATCCTTTCGTTCCCGCAATAGATTTAAAGTTTTCGTTGTCTTCAGTCCACATACATTCTTTTCCAGACTTGGAAGCATAAATGGAACCGACCTTACCAACGAATTCGTCACCAAGATAAATATGACCTTTCGATTGTTTAGTGATAAAGAAATCTCTATCAACTAATTCTTCTTTGGTCCATACGCGTTTCAACAAATATGTATTTGCATACTCTGCTCCAGTTGGTGACCACACATCATCTTCAAGCTGAGCAATATACACAGCATTATTAATAAGCGCCATACGTTTGTAAGTATGTTCGTGTTCGAACTTGTAGTTATATTTAGCTTGTTTACCGAAGTCCATAACGAATTGAATAATCTTATCATCAGCATCTGGGATTTTAACAGAATCCGTCTTGATATGACAAACCTTATATCCTTGCTCTTCAACAGCAAATTTCAAGTCGACCATAAATAAAGCTCCACGTTTCGCAACGATGTTGTCAATATTGTCTGGGTGTTTGAACTTGTTGTCAAATTTAGCAGAGGTCATTCCATATACTGAGTTGATTACAATCTTCAAGGCAGTTACCAAAGGTTTGTGATATTCTGGATTATCCAAGAACGGAGCCAATACTCCATCAAACATTTGTTTAACTTCGTCAATCTTATTATGTTTGAGCAAGACACGAACTTTAAGCAAGTCTGCATATCTTTGTGTGTATGGACCGAAGTAGTTCATATTTACCAGAGAGTTCGGGTGCATAGACTCTACATCGAGCAGAGCGATATTTTTATACACTCCCGGTTCTGCATACACAAATCCACCTTCACCTGTTTCGAAGCCACGGTAATATGACTTACCGAACTCATATTTGTATCCAGGGAAAATTGTGTCAAGTTTAACATAATTAAATTTGTCTTGTGGTTTAGGGTCGTCACCAAAGATAAATTTAGCAGTGAGCTGATTGTTTGTTGCATTCATCGAACCTTTCGAAATGGTTGCTAGAATTTCACGCGCAACATAGTCAGCATATATAGCGTCGAATAATTTCTCAGTTGCATCAACGTCATTGACACAGTAGTCAACAACGACAGGAACTAATTCGTCAGGAACAGGTTGGTCCCAAGGGATTTCCATTTCGACGTGTTTAATTCCTAAGTCAACTTCCCAACGCTTGAGTGATTGTTTCTTTTGTGAGTACTCATAAATATCGGTATAGCTTAATTCGTAAGCAGCCGCATACATTCCACTCTTCGCATTTTTTTCGTTGACAATTCTGTATGACTGACGGAACAATTCTAAATTGTCGCATCCGAGCAGTCGAGCATAGAGAATATGGTTATCGTATCGTCGATTGTTGAAACCAACTAGAGGAAATGATAGCAAGTGTTCGATTTGATCTGGAGTTGGGTTAACCCATTTTACAAATTCGTCTTCGCCATATTTCTTCCACACGACAACAAATAAGTTTGGATACACCTCAATATCGAAGAACACTAATTCTTCTTTCGGATATATCTTTGTGAAGTTTGTTAGCTTAGCTTCGGTTGCTCCATCGTCATCGCGAATAGACGACCATGGGATTTTCTGAAATACCGCCAAACAATAATCACGGTTGTTAGTTGAGCGTAAGGCTCTTAAAAATACATCATGCTTCAAATCCGTTAAGTCATATTCTAGACCCATATCATATGCTTTCTGAATTTGGTCAGCAATCCAATCGATTGTTGGTTTTGTATTTGGGTGACTTGGTTTCTCACCCTCAATAAGACCTAACTGTCGTTTAACAAATTTACGGAGTGTCTTCTCCGTGTATGTTATTTCTTTTACCTCTTCGTACATCTTAGCCTTTCTCTCTTTCAACGGCAAGCCCGATGAAATATGAGATGGTTGAAGATTGTTTGACGCTTTGTCAATCCGTCTCAAAGAGGCGTTGCCTTTATACACTTTGATTTCGATATGCTCATCAACCAAATTATCAAGTTCGTTTACATTACCATCATAGATATAATGCAAATGAATACCTTGACCTGATTTGGAAACCTCAGCATAAGTTGGAGGGAATTTGGAAGCAGCCTCAATATTTAAATCGAGATTCTTATTTCCATCCTCATCTTTCAAATCGAAATCAATCACAATATGATTCAACGGAACTTTAACCCAATGGAGTTTTTCCGTTTGAATATCTTTTAAAGTTGTACGTACATCTTCCCATTTCATCATGGGGTTTCCATTACGTTGTGCTAGCTGCGCAGGGTAATCTTCTGCGAGTCTATTAAATACACGATTGTCGTGGTCAAATTTAAGCCAGTTATCTGGAACAATCATTTCTTCTTGATTAATCGGACTAACAAGTCCTTCTGGAAATGCAATATTCCATCTAAATCCTTTGAAATAATTCTTAACACGAACTCCATCCACCGCGCCATCCTTAACCATTGTATCAAAATAACGCAAGGCTTCTCGTTTTATAATTGCTTTATAACCATCGGTCTTCCATCCCATATCTTCCAAATATTCACGATACAGTTCACTAATTCGACGAAGACTAATTCCGTCTTGCATATGAATTGCATTTGAGCGAATAAAATCAAAGATGTGGTCTGTCTGTTCAGCCATATCGACATCGAAGTATTCGTCAAAATAATCAAAACCCAATTCTTCAAATCTATTAATTGCCATCTGAGCAATATAAGGCAATTCAAATTTGATTTGTGACATCAACTGATTATATTTAGTATGACTAACTTTCTGTCCACTAGGATTTACTACGACAGCGCGTCGAGTAATACCCGAGTCAACGTTACGAACTTTATAACGTTGGTTTGACGCTGTAATCAATAATCCTGTAAATGTGACAGAATAAGGTTCTTTAAACTTTTTATTAACCTGAATAATTTCATGACTTGTCAATTTCAATAACGGAGTATCGTTTTGAATATGACTAATATCCGTATCCTCGTCAATCAATAACGGTACTTCCTGAACTTGTCCTGTTGCAAACTGGTCATTGCTTGTGAGCAGTTTCAAGTCGATAGGAGCACAGTAATCTTGAAATAACATTCGGAATATTTTTAAGACGGTACCTTTACCGCTACCTTTCGAACCATACAAATACATGAACTTTTCAATCTTGTACATGTTATTGGTAAATAACGCACCCATGAACCACAATATCTTGTCAAGCTCTTTTGGAATATATAGAGTTCCGAGCAATTCTTTAAATGCTGGAGCATCTCCTTCCGTAGGTGTGTAATTTAATTGTGTGGTAGCATAATCGCGTCTCTGCATCTTGTGGTCTGCGAATAATATCTTTTGGTTGAAAGACACATCACCTGACTCACAGGCTTTACAGAAATCTTGAAATAACCTGAACTTACCAACCGACGCTCTACGGATTTCGCGAACATCAATTCTTAAACCAGGTCTACCTTCTTCTATTTCCTTAGCTCTTCGCCAAAGAATAGTATCAATATCATAAAATAAGTTCTTTTGTTGGGTATCCCAATAAGAACCATTCCAGTATGCATAAAACTTGGAACCTTTAACAACCAAGTCTTTCGTATCACCAAAAATGAAATCGGGAGATACCTCATAATCAACAGTTCTGTTGTTTGATGTGAACTTTTTGATTGAAACGTCTAAAAAATCCACTTTATACCTCCATTTTCGTTTATCACATGTCCTCCCCCGTTTTGCCCCCTCTCACCATTGTATGTATATACTAGTTCATTTTCAACTCATCCCAATATACAATAGGAAAAGGGGCCATTTTAGGGGGTCAAAGGGTGTTTTTTAAGGAAAAATCCCTTTTTTCTCAACATTTTTCCATCAATATTATAGGTCACTAACGAAACCCCCAAATTTCCCCAGATTTTTTGGGGGAGGTTTGAGAGCCAAAATTAGCCATTTTTAGACCAATTTTCCTACAATATCAATGCAAATTCCTACAGTCACCCAAAGTTTTTCGGGCATTTTCTATAGAAATATACCTATTTAGAACGTTTAATCCATCGTAATTCCACCCGATTTACCAAAGAATTATCCGTTTGATAACTATTTGCGACCTGTGCAAGGTACTCAAAACCATCAATTTTCACCCGGATAATCTCACCATATAAGGTAGATAATATAGGATTACGAGATAATACAAGCTTCCAGCCAGTTATAATCCCGTCCACATCTTTAATATACTTTGCGTCAAACGCGTCTAGCACTACTGGCGAATTTGTATTTTTCTTCATAATTATTACTTAGCGTCCTTATTTTCTGTAGCAACTTTTTCTTTTGGTGCAGCTTGTTGTGTAAGAGGTTCTGTAGTGATATATCCATCAGGAGCAACCTTGAATGCAGGTGTCTTATCAAGCTTACCATCTGGAAGAAGTTTATACCAACCATCGTTATATTTAACGAAGCAGTCAGACTTCATATCACCATCTTTAGGGTCGAGGTAATACCAGTTATCATAATATGATACCCAACCGGTCTTCATAGCTCCATCCTTGTCGAAGTAGTACCATTTACCACCAATCTTGACCCAAGAAGTAGCCATATATCCTTTGGCGTTAAACCAATACCACTTGCCATCAGTATGCTTCAACCAGCGGTCAGTGTATGCATATCCATCTTTGTCGAAGTAGAACCATGATTTGTTTTCCGCAATGTATTCGAAGCGGTTTGTTGGATATGACCCGTTTTGACGAACATACCACCAACCAGTGTTATTTTTCTTCCAACCTGGTTCAACTGGCTGCGCTTCGCTATCTCCTGTATAACGATAGATGTAATAATATGGCTTACCAGCGTATACCCAACGTTCGTCATGGTCATTTACTGAAATGCCATCATAAGCCCAGTTACAGTGGATGATACGGTCACTATCAATAAAGATACCTGTATGACCACCAGCACCTGCAGAAGACCCTTTACGTCCCCAAATAAATACGTCACCACGCTGAGCATTCCAAGGAGTGTTTTCGGAAATAAGCTCAAATCCGTTGTCAATAAGCCATTGGTGTTGGTATTCGGTATTTACTGCCCAACCAGCTGACGCAGCTCCACCTGAGCGTAGAGCGTAGTAAATAGAAGATGAGCAATCGTATGAGTCAGGACCATCACGATGCTCCATGCTATATGATACTTGTCCTTCGCGGTTTTTCATCCAAGCTAGTGCTGTTTCTAAATTAATTGTCATTTGTTTTCTCCTGTCTTGTAAATATTTTGTATTTGTAATGTTCAGTTGGGAAATGATGTTTAACACCATTTGACTCAACTATAATAAATTCTTGTGGGTTCATAGCATGCATACTGATATAAACATCCACAACATCATAATATAAAGATTCGTTTAAGGTGCGATTATCTTGCACAACCACAATATGTTTACTATCTAAAATCATTTTTATTACCCATTATCATCTTTGTAGTTCATATCCATTCGAGTTACCTGTACAGTTTCTTCCGTCGGAATATTGAACTTTTTGGACCGAAATTCAGACTCTTCTTCACCCCCGGGATTTTTGTCAGTTTGTGCATAGATTTCAGTTGCTACACTTTCTTTAATCAATTGCTTTTCATCAGGCATCAACTCATGAAAAGTATCTACATAGCCTGAGAAACCATCAAATGATAACCAGGGAGTGCTTAAAATAAGACTCGCGATTTCCTTATAACACTCATTACGTTTGTTCGCTTGAGTTAATTTTGCATTCACATCATACTTTGGATTTCTTTGAGCCAAGACATTAGGTACGAGTACTGACATGATATCGTTCATAACTTCAGAAATAAGACGAATTTCCACTTGTTGCTTAATACTAATACTATTTGCATTACTTTCCATAGATTCCATGAATTGCGCTTTAAACTTTTCCAATTCTTTATCGATTTGAGAGTCTAATTCTTCAGCAACACCTTCAATAATTAATTGACGTTCGTAGCTATGCAAATCAGCACGTGTATTGAAATATCTTTCGAAGTCCGCAAACGCAATGTTCGGAGCATTACGAATAAATCGAGCTATCTTTTGGTAGTATTTTTCACGTTGGTCAACGATAATTTGTCTTTCGTCCAATTTAACCTTAGGGTCACGCTGACGCTTAATATCATAAACCATCAGTTCAATTATAGCATCAAGACTGTATGAAATGATTTCTTCATTAATTCTTTTACGAATAATAGGGTCGTTCATCATATCTTCAGCAGCATATCGCATTGCGTCAACTACGTTTTCGTCATCAGGAATTTCTTTTTTAGGCTTTTTGAAAGTCATGTATGGTTCGTCTTGACCGAACGTATACACATGAGTAACCTCTTCTTCCTCCCCATCTTCAGCTCGAACGCCCTTTAACCAGCATGCAGTCATCGCAGCGTAGTTAGATAGGTCTTCTAAGGTGTCTAGGAGGCTCTCAGAGCCCACCTGCTGCGTTCTAGAGTCGTCCGTGAGTGCTTCTAAGCGGTTCATTTTGTCGCCCATACGGACGATGCTAGCCACGATTCCGTGCTTGTCCAAAGACTCCTCAAATGAGTTACCATAGTCAGAATTCTTCTTGCAAAATGTCTTGTATTGTCCGTCGTATTGCTCACGCATTGTGTTGTTATTTACTTTTGTCATTTTTTCTTCCCCTCAAAGTGTTCTTCTACGCTAACATTTTTCATAATATTAATCACATTATCTTCTTCGGCTTTCGAATATTTAAAGATATCAATCTTCTTAATTCGACTTGGGTCAATCGGTATGATTACTTGACTAACTGGCCCAGGCATTGTATGCATATACCAAATTAAGACATATGTGTCACGTATTTCGACATTAGTTACTGTATCGTAACGGTCAAAATCTTTACCGTTAGTATACTCGATATAAACACATTTCATTTACTGTACTTTCCTAATTTTCCCAGTTAGCGGAGTTGGCTTGATGATTTCATCAATAGCCATAACATCCGCCTTCAAAATTTCAATTGTGATATAGTCATAGCCCGATTGGTACTCTATCTCGCATATATCAGACTCAATAATCCAACGGATTGCCACGACATCTTCGAATGTGAGTTTAGCAATATCACCTTTAGTGTTAACGTACTTCACTGCGATAGTTATAGGACTAGTCCAATGTAAAGATAAGAACTCATGTTTCAGTTTATTCAATAAATGAGAGGTCTCATCAGGCTTCTCACCATGATTGACCCCTCTAAATATTGACGTACCGAATGAGTTGATTTTGTAATCACTCATTTTATCATCCTCATTTCCTTACCTGTAATAAAATCAGCAACTGCTCGAAGATTCTTTTCAACAAAGTCTTCGGTAATCATACAACGATACCCCTTATACTCAAAATTTCTCACATTTTTAATCATTACCTTACTCCATTTCTTCAATAACTTTCCATTTCACAAGTTTAGACAATCCGATACCCCAATGCGATGTGTGACCATCTTTCAAAAGATATTCAAATTGTAGCATGTCAAGTCCTGCTTCTTGAATATAAGACGCGTTAGTTACATTCGTAACCACTATTCTATCTGGTTTGTTGTCCTTATCAAGATACTCGACTTCAATCTTATATTTCTTACCAACGCCCCATTCAGGAACGATGTCGCTGTGGAAGGTTGGTTTAGGATAAATACCGTAATACCCATTATAATCATCCAGTGAAGCGAATACTTTATGTCCCTTAACGTTCTTTAAGTCAGTATAAGTACACATTTGCATAATTTTTCCTTCTTCATTACGATTCGCCACGTAATGTTCAATTGCTAAAAATCCTTCTTCTACTTCACAGTTTTCAACGTCAAAGAATAAATTGTTGAATTTTTTATCATAGTATTCGACTTCAATAACAATACCGGTTCTTTGCTTACTAACAGTACCCATCTATTTAACCTCCTCAATTAGGTCACTTTCAGGTTCCCAATATCGTTCACCAGCAATAAAACGTCGAGTTTGTTCGTCAGTCAGTTTGTGAACTTTCTGAATATCCGAAATGAATTCGTTGTAGTAATCAAAATTATCAATTACCTTACCTTCACGTCGTACTGTGTCGAATGCTGTCCAATTGATTTCCTCAGGATAAATAGGAGGAGTCAAGCGGCGAAGATGAATAAGTGGGAATTTGATTGTATGGTCTTCAACTTTGAGTTGTAGAGAAATAGAATTACTCCAACCAAAGAATTCGTCAAGCGGTTCAACTTCAAGACCAGCAGTTCTTCGTAAGTCCGCCACGGTTACAGTTCCACCATTAGAAAGATGACGTAAAATAGCATCAAGCCACACCATCATTTGGTCTTCGGGTTCGCATGATAGAAGTTCGTATAATTCATTATACTCTTCTGCTTGTTTTTCAAAGTCAGCTGGTTTGATGACCGGAATTCGTGTGATGTCTAGTGAATATCTCATTTGTAATCTTCTCCATTCAATTTTGTTTCGTATTGTACAATCCATTTAGGCTTTTGTAGAATATCATAGTTAAAGTAATTCTCCTCTTTAATAGTAGACAAGAGGAAGAAGTTGTGAATATGCAGTTCTGTACCTTCCGGCTTATGTGCGGTAAATGGAATGCTACCGAATAAGCAGTCTAAGAAATCGTTCTCAGGATATGTTGCTACACGTGCTTTGATATTCGGATGACCAGTATATCTGTTATCATCACGTTTAAACCTGAACATTTTCATACGGCCCTCAGTAATTGAGTTAGCCATATATTTGTCGAAGTTCAAATCCTTCCTAAGCATATCCAAACAAAACAGTTGTTGTTCTTTGATACTTTGGAAAATAAGCATGCGTAAGTCAGTAGGCTTTTCAGAAATAAGAATGAATGGATAATACCCTCCATTCTTAGTATCCTGCATAAGATTATATCGTGTTCCCACAAAAATGTTCAATTTAGGAGCCTGAATATTATGTTTAAGCATTATGCCGTTGTAAATATCTGCCCATCTACAATATACAGGCGAGAATGACTCAGTCTTTGCGAAGTTTTCGAGGTGGGTTCTAATCCCACTCTCTTTCACCTCATATTCTGAGCCTTCCCAACCATTAAAGAATGATAAAATTCCCTTTATCATTACCTTTTACCTCACTTTCTTTCACATATAAACCGTCGTTGATTACTCCTTCAGTGTACTCTTGAACACCAAAAGTATATACCCTCTGGGATTTTTCTGAGAGTGGTGCCATAGAGAACATAGGATATACTGAGCAATACATATTCACAAGCTTAACTAGTTCCTTAGTATTACCATTCAATGAGAAATGTAACATGCGGTTATATATTTCCGCATTATTACTTTCTCCCGGAGTGTTTCTAAGAATACAGATGCAAGGTAAATCCCAACCCTTTTTATAAAGGATTAGGAAATTGTTACCTGCAGAGATATCCAATAGATGTCGAATTTTACCCGTACGATTGAATAATACATTGTAATCACCAACAACATATTTAGCCGTCTTATCCATATGGTATTGGATAACTTTCCATGAATTACCATCAGTAAATTTCTGGAAGTCAAATAACTTCTTATCGAAGTATGGCATCTCTTTATACCATACTTTCCAATTATAATCCTTCCAATCTGAAAGAATAACACGCGCACCCTCGACATATTCTTCTAAGTGATTTTTAATATGTCCACTCACTAGTCCTGTCTTAAGCAGGAACAAACTCACTAATTGTTTTAACATTTTATTCTCCTAGCCAATTTTCAGATTCTTTCGTATTGAGTATACGAAATTCAGGCATGTAGCGGCCGTCCACAATATCACTAATTAAGTGGTTGTGTTCGTGCCATAAGCTTTGAGACTCTTTGTATGCCTCTTCGGAAATATGGAATAGACCATAAGTTCCATCAATATTTGCTTTACCAAGACGATGACGTTCTACGAATGAAAGGATGGTGTCATTGATTACTGGGTCTTCGTCATATTCTAGGTCAAGTCCTAAAGTCTCAACCATCATATCTGCGAATTGTTCGGTAGTCCCAGCTTTACCAGTAGAAAAGTCAAGTTGCTTAGCGTAGTAAATAATCATTTCGCCAATAGACGCCCAATCAGAATGGATAGTACCAGCGCCGAAGTATTCTGTACGGTCACGGATAATATCTTCTCGTACATTCTTGTCACCAATGTTTTCCTTAATAGGGATATATTCCCATGAGAATAACACGGCCAAGTTGTCACGTAGCTCTTGGTCTTGAATATCATAGCGTTCCATCACAAGTGCACGCCAGTAGTCATAGATTTCTTGTGTGTTTTGGTCATAAATACGACGGTCATGTTCCATGTCGTTTGCCATTAAGGATTTAATTTGTGCTGCCATTTCCCTTGTGCTACTAATAACCGAACGTGCTGTAAACATAGCATCACGATGGTTTAGTAGTTTTGTTCCTTCCTTGAATTTTTGTACGTATTCGTAACGATTACCATCCATATCTTCTTCAACAATAAGTTCTTCCGTCAGTGGATTATAGTCGACTCCGAAACGTTTCTCATATGGAGATAGTTCACGGCGAATATCATTGTCTGGTGTACGATACCAATCAAGGCCATCATTAGGCAGCCCATCGATTTCACGGATATGTTCCGCGAATTCTTCTTCACGTTCCACCTGTGCTGCAAGTTTTTCTTCTGTTTTCTTTGCTTCAGCTTGTTCAACTAGTTCTTCGTAAGTCAAGCCTTCCGCTTCTAAAGCATCTTCTTCTTTCCACCATTTGTAAATACGGTAGGCGCCATATCCGACGCCAGCCGCACCCACAATACCCAATAAAATCTTTACAGGTGTATTCATTTTAGTTCAATTCCTTTCTAGTTTTCTTAGGCACGAAATCATGGAAGTTTGTTGTTGCATATAGGTTGCGAGGTGTCTTCCAGCGTACGTAGAATTGTACTTCATATTCTTGCTTGTTATCGTTCCATACTTCGTGAGCATCCCATTCAATATAGAACCCATCAGTATCTGTCCAACCAAATGGTAGTGCTGCTTTAGGAACTTCAAATCCAAGAATATCCAATACTTCTGCGAATGTCAACATACCTTTACGCATCATTTTTTCAGTCAAGACATTGTCAGCTTCCTTAATAACACCTTCATTATATTCTGGAGAGTCAGATGCATATTTGTGTGACTTCTTGAACCACATTCCATAGAAATCACCTTCGTTTGGTACGATTGACTCAACTTCAATATCTTCGCCATCGACATTTACAGTCTTAGTTTCAAGTGGTGCGTCAATTTTCTTGAATGTTTCTTCATCAAGGACTGTCTTAGCACGTAGACGGTAACGAGCGTGTTCTTCTGTAACCATAGCAAGAGCTGCTGATACGGCTTTAAGACGGTTTGTTTGGATAGCGAAACCTAAAATAATAGATGCTGTAGATGCGGTTGCAACTGCGACTGGGATAGCTACGTCTTTAGCAATATCTTTTACCACGTCAACACGTGAGAATTCTTCGCCAGCAGCTTCCATTTCTTCATATTTAGCTTTGGTTGCTTCAAGTTTCTTACCAGATTTGATACCTTCATATACAGAATATCCGTATCCAACAAGACCAGCACCTAACAAAATAACTGGTGCGTATTTCTTACCAAGAATTTTGGTTGTTACCCATGTAGTTTTAGCTGTATTTTTTACTGCGTTTAAATCAAATTTCATTTTTTATACCCCTTTTATCGTGATGTTTCTGCCAAAATAGTGTACGCCATAGCGGATTCACTTGTGAACTGCGAATGTGCTGCTACTTTCCGCTCTTTACTAATATGATCAATATGGTCAAATTCGATAGACCAATTCTTTCCGTCTTTAACGACGTTTACGTTTTCGACCTCTGAAAATAACATAGGTCTAACTCCTGAAATACGTGGATAAATTCTAATTCTCACTTTTTGAGCTCCTTTTTAATTAGTGAATATACTTCATCAATCTTTTTGTTGATGAATGCTTCTTCTGACTCCTGCTTCTTAAGTACATCAGGAGTAACCCAGAAATAACCGATATTGTATACATTTCTATCGAAGTTATACCATTTACCTCGATATTTGATCAAGTATTGATTGTTGATAATTTCGTAATGGTCAATGTCATACCACGTGTCGGTGTGAATACCGTTGTGTAATATAACACAGGCCATGGATAATTGATAATCTTTCATGCATATATCATTTTCCTTTCGCCCATAAGTAGGCCAGAATAACCCATCCAACGGGTGGTGTGCATAGTAAGAATAAAGTTCCTAGTAATTTTTTCATTTTACTTTCCTCCAATAAATGATTTTAAGTTTTTATTAAACTTTTGTTTTCTTTCACGAACTAAACGAATACGTTTTTGAGTTGGTGTCTCAGGTTCATACTCGTCTTTTTCCATTAGAGCAATATAATACTTTTTATCTAATTTGTTACGATTACTAAAATCCTCAGGTAACATTACACCTCCACGGGTTGAGGGAATTGGATTTTAAATCCTCCGCCTCGAGCAGCAACGATACGAGCTCCTTGTAAGCCCTGTCCGTTTCCAGAAATAGACCATCCAAATGATTGGTCTGTGAATTTAGACGGTTGGTCAGATAACTCATAGAAATCCCCAACAGTCACTACGCCGTATGCGTCCAGATTAGCGAGCATGATGTTAAATACTTCTTGCGCATCTTGTCTTGTATCGAAAATGATTTCTTCGACATAGTTCGATGCCTTGCGATTGCGTTTCGCATAGTTTTGTGTATAGTCCTGACGGTTTGCATCTCGCCAAGAGTCGATACGTGTAACATTATTTACACCACGCCCCCAGTAACTTGGAGTTGTTCTTCGAGCATGAATATAATCTTGTCCGAAAATAGCGCGTTGAATTGCTGTGGTCGCCATATCCGCCAAACCATTTTGGATACTAGGGACAACCACATCATAAAACATGTGGCCCGACCAGCCACGAAATCCTTCTTCACCGAAGAATACGTTTCCGAGCCATTTTCCAACCCCGGATTTTTTCACCCGACCCTTTGCAACTGGTTGGATGGGTTTATCCATCATCTCATTTGCCTCATCTAAAGGCTTCACCTTTGTTTTAACTTTGTTATATTCTGTTGTCATGACCTAATTCCTTTTACTTCTGCCATCCATCGTGCGTCCGCTGGTGCCATATATTTCTGTACTCCAGAAACGGCCATAAATCGTTCGCCTTCGAATGACATTCTATTATTATACACATTCAATTCAGTAGCAAAATCCGCGAGCAATATATCTCGAGGACCGTCTAATGGAATATAGAATGTTACAGTGTGGTTACGGTTTTCAACTTTAACCGCCCCATAGTCTTCGAGCACTACTGCCATAATTATTCATCGCTAGTTTTGTTTTCGCCTGTTGTATATCCCCAGACATAGTGGGCCAATCCCACGACACCTCCTGTCAAAAATCCTGCGACTCGTACATCAAGCGCAAAGAAATATACCAAAGCGGTATACAGCATTGCAAATAGCAATCCCCCAGATAACAACATAATCAAAAAACCTAATAAAGTTTTCACTAGCTTCTCCTTTCTAATTTAAAAAAAAGAATACCGAGTGTTTTTCTCGATATTCTTATGAAACTTATTCTTCAGTGTTATCACTGTCGTCAGATCCAAGATCAAAATCATCTTCGTCCGTTGCGTCGTCACCGTCGTTACGTGATGCGTCTGCAAGCGCTTTCGCTGCGAATCCTAGTACAGTAACTCCAAGTGTCACAAGTCCAACTTTCTTCAACCATGGGCGGTTTTTAACGATCCATTTTTTAACCTTACCTTCTGGTTGTTCAACTTCAATTGTCATTGTGTCTTGAACGTCCTCTACTGTTTCTTCAACAGTTTCAGCTACTTGTTCCGCAACCTTCCCGGTAGCGTCTACAACTTCCTCAATATTTTTTGAAACATTTTTCTTTGACATGATGATGTCCTCCTTTTATTTTATCGTTTCATTATGGCCTATGTAAAATCTGCGGATTAAAGTCCCGCAAGACAGTCCGCTCGGTCGGCCATATATTTAACCGGCGGAAGTCCTTTACGTCCACGGACGATATTAATTTCATTATAGATTAAACCTAACCTATATTTGCAAAACTTCTTAATAGCCATAGCATCTGTACGAATACTATGGTCATAGCGGCGAGGATAACTATCATCACCGAAATCAAAATAACCTAATTTGCATTTATACTCAAACACCGAACGACATAGTTCATTAATATATGTATGTGGCGTATATCTCAATTTACCCATAGTTTCTCCTTACCTCCTTATAATTATCGACCGTAGTGAAGACCGCCTTCGCTGTCCTCATATTCAATCCAACGGTCCATAGGATGCGGTCCTTTCTGTAACTCTCGGCCAGTTGGTGTACACCATTCTTCATTTCCTGTGGGTGTAGTAAATACCTTTTGGCTAACCCCATCGCGTTCGATATCCACATAACGTGGGTATGTATTTATATTCATATACTTCGGATAATCAACTTTACTCATCATCTTCCTCCAATTTCACAAAATGAATAACCACATTTGAATTAGGTACGTCGATTTCAATACCTTTGTTGCTTGCATTGAAGCTATCGTAAAGATGGTTCATTTGCTCATAGTCCATCTCTAAGCGAATATGTTGTTTCATGTTAAATAATCCTCTCCTAAATAATAACGCAACCATGTTACGGTGTCCCACTCGTTTGTATCAACACGGTTATATATTGTGTCAATCACATCAAGAAAATATCTAATGTGTTCTTTGTCGACGGCATATTCTTTTGGATGGGCAAATGGTTCGAACCATAAGTTCTCTCCCATTATACTCTCCATCTCATCGTAGTAAAATCCTTCAGCCAATGAAGCGATTAACTCATCTACCATATTTCGAGATATATTCCACAAACAAAGATCACTATCCAATTTCTCAGTGTTATCCGATACCATCAGTAACCCAAATATATATCTCCGATAGTCCTCTTCGAATTTCAGATTAGTCCAATTTCGAATTAGCCTACCGATATACCAATCGTCTATGAAAAATAGTTCTTGTAACGGTAACTTACGTATATTTTGTACAACCGTATCATAGAATTCTTCCTTAGACAATACTAGGGTATATTCTCTGGTAGAACTCATCTGTTCAGCCTCCGTTTTCACTGTTTTCTTCTACTACTTTATCATAGTATTTTTCGAATTCTTTCCTTAGTTCTTTCGCACTCATATATGCGCGCTTATTATTAGGATTATCTTCGATTTTATCTGCGGTATCCTGAATAAGCTCATATAAAAGCATGTAGTTTTCGTGGTCTACATCTGAAGTTCCAAATATAGTATTGTAATATGATGTCTCCAACATAGAAACCATCATTGATTCAATAATCTTACGAGCAACACGGAAGTAATACAAATCCATATCAACCACATGCATCTCGGGCGGAATTGTCATGATGAATTGGAAATATCGTTTGTAGTCTTCCTGAGCCGGACTGTTACCAGATTCGTCTGGGTCTGTCCATGCAGCGATATATTTGTCGATTTCCGGTTTCGGCATCAACAAAATATCATCAAGCGGCATCGCTTTAATCATATCAATAATTGTCTGCTTGAATTCAGCAGACGTTTTAACAATTGGTCTAGCCATTTTTACCTCACTTTATAAATACAAATTCTCAATGATGGATACCATCATAAATAGGTAGATGAATCCAATAAATAACATTCCAGTAAATGCTATTAGGAAACCTAAGAAGCCCAAAGTGCTCATCAAGTTTAACATTAATAAGAAACCAATTGTTTCTACACATAAAACCAGGAAAGTCAATGCAAACATGAATAACACATCCGTTAAGTTGTTTTCTAATACATATTTAATTTTATCCCACATCGGTCCCATTTCCTTTCAAATAATAATTTCTGACAATTTCTCTTGGAGTAAGTTCTCCGTTATATACTCCATATCCATGAATGACGTATGACCATCTATCAGTACGAATATCATATGATAAAGGAGTTACATCTGTAATAATACCTGCTTTGTAGTTAGATAATTCTTCGTGTAACATTGCCGGTTCAATTTTTTGAACCCCATCGGATATTCGAGTATATCGTTCGTATCCTTGCATTCCAATTTCTTGAAGATTTGTTACCACTTTAACACGAAATCGTTCGTGTTCGTAAAAACTAACATACTTCTTAAGAATTGGATTTCTTGGTTTTGTCTCCTTCGTCATAACAATATCTGTCATGTTTACCTCCTCACAAAAAAAGAAAGGGATAAGTAATCCCTTTATTTGAAAAATCGTTTGCTGACTACGCCCCAGAGCTTGGACGTAATAATGTTCATTCTTTCGAAATATAACACGCCAGCCATTCCAGTTACATCGATAATAGCTCTTAAAATTGTTTCAGGTTTCAACTTGTTTTTGTCACGTTCGTTCCGTACAGCAACGAGTTTTGCCAATTTCAAATTAAGATCCATAATCTCAGCTTCTGTTTCAGCCAGTGCTATTTTCGTTTGAAGTTCTTCTATTTGCATGTTAAGCCCATCAAAGCATATAGCCATCATAATTTCTCTCATATATTTTACCTTCCTTTCATTATAGCATAGGGAAATCCTGCGTAACATTCTTATGCGCCATTGCAGAATATACTTTGCTTTGGTATTTAATTATAAGTCTTCCAATCATATTTATATCACTCCCACTAATGATATTTTAATAAAAGGCTTTCTGTAACCCATATCAGTTGTTCCAAAATTCAAACATTTTAATGAAAATCTGTCATTTACTTTACCTGCTATAATAAATGTAGTTTTACATTTAGGAGGAATTAGTAATTTAGAAAAACGACAAGCGTCTCTAATATGTTGATAATAAGGTATAAATACGCATATTTGCCTCTCGACACATTCTCCACTATGCCAATTGTAAGATGACTCGTCCCACATCATCCAATCTCTAAACGAATACACCTTACCATCTATCTCAAATATAAATCGGTTAATTGGTTCCATTAGTCATCTCCAAAAATCTTACGCAATTCGTCATTTTGGTCCTTAAGAAACATAGATTCTCCTAGTTTCCCTTCTTCCCCAATCGCTTCATTAAGTTCGCGATTATATTTGGTATTTCGTCTACCAAGGATAAGATAGGCAATTGCGGTAAGGATGCCTGTAGCAGCCATACCAATAGCACCTTTAATTTGTTCATTCACACGCCCATCGACTTGCCCACGGTAGTAAGCTTCTTGCATATCCTTGTCTTCAAATTCCACACCTTCAATTTTAAACATATTTTTAAACATATTAGTTTCTCCTTTTATTCACTTAAAGTTGTATCCAATGCACGTAGTATAATAACCAACTCAGAAATATATGATAACGGTATACGTCGTTTAGGGAAATATGCGCATTCAATACATTTCAAATAAAGTTCAGTCATACCTTTTTTCAAAACGGCCAATTGTAATTCGGAATCAATATCCTTAATTTCATAGGCACGTTTTTCAACTCGGTCCACTTTATCAATATCATCTACTAAGGTATTGATACTTTCCTTACAGTCCTGTCTAACCTGTTTATTGAAAAATAACCATGTAATTAGTGAACTACGGTCTTTAAAACTATCGTTGTTCAATATATACATTATTAACCTCCTATGTAATATCCCAAACCTTTTTAATCAAGTATAAAATTACTCCAACTTTCGTTAAGCTGGAAATTAACGTATTACGATTTTGTTTTTGCTGCGTTGTAGCAGTCCGTGCTATAATTTGTTGCAATACTTCTTTATCCATTTGTACCTCCTCACAGAAAAAAAGAAAGGATATTTTCATATCCTAATCTTTAGAAATTTTCATTTCTAAGTTTCTTTAATACGCTTTGAACTGTATTCAAGCGACGTTTATGAAATTCGCTATCTTCGTTAATGTAACCCTGTTTTTCGAGTTTCTTTACATAATCCTCTTCCAACACGGAGTATAACGCCAACAAGCGAAATCCTAATTCTCGCACACATTTTCTGAACATATTAAGTCCTCCTTAAATTTTATTTCATTATAGGGTATGTAAAATCTGCGTTACAATAATTCTTTAAAAGCAGCTTCCATTTTCTCGTATTGAAGTTAGATAATAGCAGGGTTCTGCATAATGTTAAGCATATCTTTAGAAATATCTGCTGCATATTTACTATAGAAGAAGTCCTTAACAAACATAAAGTCTTGATAGATTTCCTCATTATTAATAGGCATAGCTTCTTCTGCATGAATAATAAAGAAACTAGTTGCTGCTTTTTCCAAAGGGTCAGATAGTCTTGCATAATCCATTACAATACTCTTAAATGCGAATAATAGCTGCATATCACTAGCGTTTTCTGATAGCAAATCAGGTCTAGTTATAAAATTAATTGGTTCGGGTCTATTCATTATCTTTACCTCCTTTAAATAATGTCCGAATGATGTCAATTACCATAAACAATGATAAAATCCACATAAATAAAGCCATGTATATTACCTCCTTTACTTGACTTCACAAAACCCTCCATATGCAAATTTGACCGAATAAAGTTGAGGCTTCCTCCTTAAAAATAATTATTTATGGAGAGCTTGGTGAAATCAAAAAAGAAAGGAGCCTTTAAGCTCCTATTCTTATTCTTCCTTATTAGTATTGCGTACCAACAATGATAAAGCAACAACGGCAGTTCCTACAGTCAGTAAACCTTCAATAGTACCTTGACCTGCTCCTTTAAGGCAACTAACAATAAATTTGTCGTTTTCCTTAATTTCAAGCGGTGTGTCTACAAAGTTAACAAGACCTAAAAATCCTTTGTTTGTCATTATGTTGTCCTCCAATATTTTATTTCATTATAGGGTGTGTAATTTCTGCGAAAAAAAAAGAGAAGATAGATTTATGATAAATCATAGTTAAAATATCGAATGGTACAGACCCAAGTACACAACAACAATCTTCTAATGTATTAAATCCCATTTTCTCATAAAATTGTACGTTTGACATATAATATACCTTCCTTTCATTATGTGATATGAAAAATATGCGCTAAGTCAATTTCCTATATTCACCAATAAGTTTATCGGGGAAATATTCTCCTCCGTTATTGATATCCAATATAGGAGCTGTCTCTCCTTCATCCAACATATCGGCAACTGTGTGTGAATATGCCTTGATTGTAGCGAAGAACATAGGGGCATCCTTCTTTGAAATATAAACCGTCTGTGCTGTGTGCGCACGCTTAGGTTTGGGGTTGTGAATACGGATACCTTCAAAATAACTCTTGTCTGGGTCGATGAATCCTGACATAATTACTGGTACGTCATTAGCTACCAAATTCACATATACCACATACTCTCCTAGTCGTTCGTCGAAATATGCGTGGATGTATTTAAAAAGAAGAGAATGTACTTTTGGCATTCTCTTAGTAACTCCGAATTTCCTTCCTGTCTTTTTGACAGTTTTCCTTTTCTTGCTAATAGGCATAGCAGACCTCCTTTAATGATTTTGAAAAAAAAAAAAACGAAGGAGTGAATATGCGGCATCGCACCGCACTTCCATTTCTGGATGCTTTCCTAAAACCTACTAAGCATATTCTTCTGGCTTATTCCTTCATTATAGTGTATGTAATTTCTGCGAAATAGAAAAAAAGAAGAGAGGGTAAAACCTCTCAATGATATTACAATCCTTTATAGAATTTTACAACTTCTTTTAATTCTTTATCCATCTCTTTAATTAATGGGTCGAATTTTTCGATATTTTGTTTAAATTCTTCAGTTGTCTTTTCATCGACTTTCACCTTCTCTACTAATTCATCTGTTATTTCAGTTATCTTTACGTATGTATTAAACATAGCTAATGTTGAATTGTAAATTTCCTCATTTGAAATTGATTCAATTACCATTTTACTTTCGCGACGAAGTCTCTTGTAAATAGCTTTTACATATTCAACCATGTGTACGTTAATATTTGAGTTATTAACAATAAACATAAATTGATATTCAAGCAAATCACCAAGTTCTTTATCCGCGAACATATATGATACTTTTATCATGTTCTCTTGATTCAATGTTAATTCTTTCTTAGTTTCGTTTGTCATAGTAAATGACCTCCTAATAATTTATTTCATTATAGGCCATGGAAAATATGCGAATTTGAGATAAAAATCACACCCGGGCAAATTTTTGAAATTCGAAAAAAGAGGAGTATATGTAAATACCCCTAATCTATTTGTATCCCATGATTTCCCAATATACTTGTTTAGCAATCCAGACTCCTGCCCAGAATACCAAACCAGTAGTAAGCGAAATAGATGTAACAATAGTTGCTTGTTGTAATTTATTTAACATAAGCACTTCCTCCTTTTCATTATGTGCCATGGAAAAAGTGCGAAAAAAGAGGGAGCCATGTAGACTCCACCTTTCTATTTCATATTACGTTGTCGACGCATTGCCGCTTTTGCTTCTCTATGAACATTAAATTTATCGTATTCACCTTTTCTCAAAACATAGTCAAGAGGGTGCGTATTATAAAGTGCATCGTGCGCTTTAATCTCACGTTGCAACATATTATACTTATCAAGACGTTTTTGAATCCGAGGAGTTACTTTATGTCCATTTTTCTCATATAGTTCTTGAGAAGATCTACGTATTTCTTCGGCTTTATTATATTTTTTAGCGCCTTGAAGCTTATGTTTCGTTCTCCATTTGGTGAACCCGGGGTCATTCTTTGTACCATATTGATTTATTAAATCTTTTCTTAGAGATTTAATATCTCGCTTCAGTTTTTTATACGACTCATGATTAGCTCGTAAATCGGCATGACGACTACGAATACCCCAACGCATTCCCTTAATCCCATAGTGTTCAATTACATCCGAAGAAGATTGTATAGAAATATAATTAGTCATAGTCTCACCTCACATATATTTACGTTTGGATACAACGCCCATATTGTATTTAGCCATGTTATATGCCTTTTTAGCGCCATATTTAGCAGCTTTACCAGCTAGCTTAACACCATCTTTGATATAAGCAGCTTTCTGTGGGTCTGTAGCTTTCAGCATTTGGTATTGTATCGCAGCTGTAGTAGCAGCAGCTGCAGCGCCGCCAATGATTTTCTTATTACGTTTGTTACGAACAAGACGTAGAGCAGCTTTTTGGTTCATATCCGTAAGGTCTTTATTCTTATTAATAAGTTCCCTACGTTTTGGGTCATTCTTACCGAGAGCAGCAATTTTCTTCTCGTTGGCACGTTTCATAGTTTTACGAGCAACTAGATTTTTATTAATTCTCCCCGAGAATTGTCCAATTCTTGGAATACCATCTTTGGCTTTACGATTTCCCCATTTCATGCCCTTGATTCCGAAGTGTTGAATAACATCATCAAAATTATCGGTATGAATTAGTTCATTATCATGAATAATTAACATCGGTTATACTCCTCTTCTATAGTTTGCTGCTTGTTCGTGTTGATATTTAGATTTTCGATTTAGTTTATTTAGACGTCTACCAGTACTTCCACTAGTTGCCCAATCACCGTATAATCGTCTAATATCTTTTGCTCTTGCAGCAGCTTTTTCTGATTTATAATCCGACTTAGCAGCTTTAGTTCTTAAATCGGACCTACCAAATTCTTTCTTAGTAGATTTATAATCTGCTTTAGCGGAATCAGATTTAGCCCATGTCTTATCTCGCATTTGTTTCTTAGCATCCTTATACGAGATATTTTGCTTGTTAGACATGATTTTTGTCTTGTATTTTTCTTTTTTCTTATTATTATCGTAACGAACGCTACCGGGATTTACTCCAAGAAGCATAGAAACCCCGGCATCTTTAAACAAATTTCCAAATGAATTTTTGGTTCTTCGCTCAATTTTAGCTAGTTTCTTTTTAGCTCTACGTGCCGACCTATCCGAAATAACACGTCGCTGTCCCCACTTCATACCTTTGATTCCTAAGTGTTGAATAACATCACTAAAATCGTCAGTATGAATTAGTTCATTTTCGTGAATAATTAACATAGTTTTACCTCCTATTTATTTTTAAAGTCGTTAGGATTCAGATGAACGACGTCTTGCCACTTTAAAATTTCGACAATTCCATTTTTGTGATAATCTTCAAATAGCTTAAACACATCTTTCTCGTCCGCTTTAATTGTCAACAATTTGTTGATTGTGACGACGGCAAAGTCACCTTCCCAACCTTCAGCTTCGTAATTTGGAATTTGAAGTTTGAGTTGTTGACCAGGGAAATATGATTCGCCTAATTCAGGCTCTTTCAAGTAATTTACCAAAGTAGCAAATTGAGAATCATAAATAAATGGAGAACGTAAAGTTACATCCAAAATAGTTGACATCAATGTATGATTGTCTTGGGTTTTAATCAATCCAATTAGAACTTCTCCAAGCTCTGCATCGGATTGAGCTTTCATTTCTTCCGTAAGAACATAAGGATATTCATAACGGAAATATGGATTGTTATCCACAACGGCAACTTTAGTGCCTTCTTCGGTTTCGAAGCGTTCAATTTTTAACATAGTTTAACCTTCCTATTAAAGTCTATCTGGCCATGGTTCGTCTGTAACATAATTCATATTTGAGAAACGGATATCAGTAATATCACGATTGTCTGGTACGTCTTCTAAGAATTGTAGACGAATTTGTCGGGAGTCAGTGTTTCCGCCAATGTAAAATGTCCCATAAGGAACACCCTTATCGTTTGTGATATTTCCAATTTTAGATGACGTAGGAGAGAATCCTAGCGGTAATGATCCCTGTGGTACAATGACACAGAATTTGTTTCTATCTGATGCGTGAGCCACATATCCAGCAGCGCCTCTACGCTTAATACCGAACCAACCCCATGACAAACCTCCCCAAATTAATTCAACATTAGAGTTAATTCGTCGGTACCATAACTTAGCGCCAATAAATGCGGTTTGTGTGATTTGAGCCAAGACCTCACCAGTATCACCATACAATACCTTCCAACAGTCCCTTGCAGTATTTCGAGGAACTCCCTTATCGTAAGGTTTGATTTTAATCCATTTAATAGCACCGTTCTTTTTACGTCGGTCTACATATACCGCACCAACAGGTAAAGCCTGTAGTGTCTCTACGTTATTATCGTCATACGGGTAGTTATCACCATATACAGTATCGGTATTATTTGCTTGGGCTGTGGCAGTATTACCAGAATTAGACGATAACCCTTCAAGAGCAGTGTGTAATTCTGAGTTCTTAATATAATGGTCTCCGCCATTAGCCAACTTGGTATCGATAGCAGTACCAATAGAACTTTCTACAGAACCAACCTTAGCTCTCAAGGTACCTAAGTCGGTCTCTTTAGCGAAACTGTCTGTTACTGGGATTGTGAAAGTCACTTCTCCAACAGTCACTTTAGTCCCATCCATGGTATCTACCTTAGTAACGTCAGCCTTCTTAACATATTTAGCATCAAGAAGTGAAGTCATGTCAGTAAAGATATCATTGATATACTCTGAGTTTGTCTTAAGAGTTTCGATAATCTTTTGGCTTGTAAGGTTATCAGTAATATATGAAGCAATAGCTCCAGATACACTAGTTTTGAATTCCTCAAGAGCAGCAATATCAGTTGCGTTCTTTTCGACCTTAGTCTTAAGATTATCCACATCTGATTTAGCTCCATCAGCTACAGTTCTTGTTGAAGAAATATCACTATTAATAGTTGACAATGTATCTGAAATAGCTGTAGTAATTTTAGTTGTGAAATCACTACCTTCGAAATATGTTGTCAAATACTTTTGAGTGTATTCTTTAGCCGCAGCAATATCAGATTTAGATGTCTCTGTTACAAGAGTTGTCAAATCCATTTTCAATTGCGTTGTATCAACAGTATTGATAATATCTGTCTTAGAAGCGATAATTTTCTCATCAAGTGAACTGAGAATATCAGTCTTGATTGTTTGAGCGTCTAATGCAGAAACTTTTGTGTTGATTGCCTCTAGACGACTCTCCTGATTTTGATTGTTCTGTTTTGAGTTGTTCGATGGAATCTGTTAGAGACTTTTTAATCTCTTCTTGAATCTTCTTAACATCAATCAACTTAGTTACTCGGTTAAGAATATCGTTCTTAAGAGTATCCGTATCAACCGCAGTTCCAGCTTGGTCTAAAACACCCTTCTCAGATACAATTTTGTCAATAAGACTTCGGATGAAATCCGTATTGACAATATCAGTAGCGACCTCAATGAATATTTGATTGCTAGTTGTATCAAAGTCACGCACGAATGCGTATTTATCTTCCCCGTAGTGTACCCGAGATGCTCCATCAGTGTCTTTTGGTGAATATACGTCCAATTTCATTGTCAGCGCATCATGTGAGAACGACGTTTTAGGGATAATTAGTTTAGCATATCCTGAATAATTGATAAGATTATTAGGAATATCAATTACAAGAGTACCTTTGTCAGGATACCATGTAGCATTTAGTTCTGTTTTGGTATCGTGAGATGACCTAAAATAGACACCAGAGATGATTTGCTCATCTCCAGCATCAGGTTCTGAGAATTTGATACCAATAGAACGGTCTGTACCATCATCAATAATGGTTACAGGCGTGTCTAAATATATCATTTAAACCTCCCTTATTGTCCGAGAGTTAGTGGATAAGCAGCACCTACACCGTCCATTTCTAGACGGCCTTTAGTAACGAAATCAGATACTGGTTCACCGTTGTATGTAAATTCTTTATTGAATTGTACAAATACAAGCGTACCTTCACCGTTGATTTCTTGATGGTTAGGGTCTTCAATTACCACGATATCATTAGCTTGATATGTCTTACCAACTTGAGCCTTCTCAAGAAGTCCAGCAAGTTTCTTGTAAACAACTCCGTAAACAATATTACCAGACATAATGGTATGCATAACCATAGCATTAATGAAATCATCACGACGTTGATCTTCAACTTTCTTTTGTTCGAATGTTTCATTAAGTTCTTCCACCTTCTTATTAGTTTCTTTGAATTCAATTTCAGAGAAATACTCTTTGTGGAATGCTAGCAAACATTTCTTAACATATTCTGCTTCATCAGAAGCGTTGTTAAGAGTGTGTTTGCCCGGTAAATATACAGTAATCAAGTTGGTTGGTGATTCAGTATACAATTCGAAAAGGGTCTTTTCGACAGTTCCATTACCATCGTAAATATGGTAAGAGTTACGGATTTTAAAGCTACTCATTAGGTGAGTCCTCCTGTTTCATTTGTTCGATGTGTTTATTAACATCTTGAGTCATTTTTAGAGAGTTGACTTCTTCTCGCAAATCCTCAATCATAATATTCAATTCAATATTTTCTGCGGTTAAGTAACCAATTTGTGCTGACAGACGCTGCAATAGTTTATCTGTCGATTTATCTTCGTGCATATTTCCTCCTAATAGAATCCATTATTCCAGTCCCCTTGATTTCCGGCCTTTTTCAAAGGTACATAATAAGTATGGTTTTTATTTGAACCGTCATTAACATATAACCAAGCGCTAGAACCATATTCATTTGTTTCACCACTAAAGGTTATCATGAATAAACCACGAACACCATAAATATTAACTCCATTGTTGCGCGGCCAAAGCGGATTATTTACCCACACATTTGTCATTACTGGGGTGTAATCAGAACTACTAGTAGCCCTGCCATTAAACCATGCTGGTGTTGAAATACGACCATTTGATCTAATAGTCACCTCTTTGGTTAAACCGCCTTTATGCGATATATTTAAAACCCCACCAGAGGCATATAATGTCGTGGTATCACCAATATCTATACCGCTAGTAAATAGACGTTGTATAGCCGCTTGTTTAGCGATAAGGTTATTAAACACACCCTCCAAACCAACAACTTTACTAGCATCTAGAGTAGCAACTTTAGCTGAAGATATGGTTGCATCGGCAATATGAGCATTTTTGATAACACCGTTATGAATAAGAGCGTTACCATCAAATTCAAGATTTTTACCTTTGAAACGAATACCATTTGTATTGACATTCACTTCGCTGACAATACTATTCGCTGAATTTAAAGCTCTGATAGCATAAGAATTACTTAGCTGATTTACTACAGTCGCGGACCCCCAAGAACCGGGACTATATTCATCAGGCAAGCTATTTCCTCGAGCCATCATAATTTCTTTAATTTCAAAATCTCCAGCCTTGTCAACCCAGAAGTAAAACGGATGCATATCCTTAGAGTCAAACGTCATGTCTTTATCAATATTAAATGTTCGTTTGAATGTTATCCATTTGTCTAATTCAATAGTCGTACCACTAGACCATATTGCTTGACCTTTTTGACGAGTATGGTCCTTCAATTCAACAACATAAGCACTAGACCCACTCTTATGCATAGAACTATTAATCTTATATTTAAAACTTAAAGTGAATGTGTCACCAACTTTAACTGATTGAATAGTTAATGGTAAACTAACGCCTTTCCAACGTTGCGTATCATTAGTTTTATATACAGTAATACGATAAGGATTCTTACCATAATTTCCCGGTGTTGGCGATTTTACCATTACTCCAGGAGTGATTGTTAAATTAGATAAAGCATTCTCAAAAGTATCGGTATCCAAAATAATATTGTTAGATGGAGAACCTCCATTAGCAACAAATGTTTGGATTTCGTTACTCTTCATAACCATTTGAGCAATCTTGGTATTGATACCATTCTCATTTTCTCCGATAGTACGAGAGAATAAATCTACACGACTTACTACTTCTTGGAATTTGGTATTTTGAGTCAAATCAACATCCAGAGGATTTTTCTTAAATCCATTTACGAATTTAGTTTGTTCCAACTGGAAGTTTCGGAAATATAAATTCAAAGTTTTGTCAGGAAATACAGTGATTTTAACAAATACTCGAACAACATCATCTGTTAATTCGAAAGATGTCCCAATTCTATTAAATGCTCGTCTAAAAGGAACCAAATCAATAAGACCATCTTCATGGTTTCTAAATTTGTGCCGATAAGCAGTCTCTTTACCAGATGCTGAAGTTGTAAAAAGTTCAAAAGTAAATATGTTATCAGAATTCCATGTCTCGGTATCTTTAACCTCGGTAGCAATATCCGCAGATATGGTAACCATATCGCCTTTTTGTAAATTAAGGTTATATACCCTCTGTTCGAGCCAATGGTAATGTCCAGAAGTCCCATAAAAATGAATGATACCTTTTGCTTGGTTGAAATTGTTATACCCGTGATTACCAAGGTCTATTTTCATTCCTTGGTCATTGTTATAGTGCACAATACCCCAGAAATCAGTTTTAGCTTTTTCTTCATCGGAAATATTAAGCTGGAAATCACCGTTTCTCAATAAGTTTTGTCCACCAGTATCATAGAGATTATCTTCGACAGCAGCGGACCAATCGACAACCGAATCCGCAGAGTGCAAAATACAATCTTTAATAGTGAACGGTACATTATTTGTAGCATCTACTCGGAAATTAATCTTGGTAGCACTAGACCACATTTCCGCTGTTAGATTTATATAACCAACCCTAGTCTCCCATTCGTCACTAGAAATATTCTTTTCTGTAATTGCGGGATAATCGGGAATATTTTCAGGCCATCGCCCAACAAAAGTCGAATTTGAATGAAATTCGGCAATAGATCTAGCATTAGTTACTCGAGAGTCGAACTTAATTTTGTATTGGATAATGAGTCGGTCATTAAGTTTTACGCCCAATTCTTTTAGAGTTTGACCTCCAATAAAAGAATATCCCGGAAAAACTGAAAATCCATTACCACCAAGTCGATAATCTCCCGAACGTATAGGTCTATCACTTCTAGAAATATAGTTTCGACCACCATACTTCTTAGGGATAGATTTCATTGTCTCAACTAAGCTTTGTCGGAGTTCTCCTATTTTAGTTTCAACAACAGTATTTGTGTTTGTACGAGCGGCATTAAGCATTTCGTTCTTAGAAGCATTAATTGCTTGACGAATAATGCCAGCTTCTTGCACAACACTTGATGAAATAAGACCTGAGATAGTACCATTTAAACTACTATTAACAGAAGATGTGATTCTTCCTTCACTAAGCTTAATTTGAGCATCGGTATATTTTTTAGACTCACCACTAGCATTAGATACTGCTAGGTTAATTTCATTTGGTATAAGATTAAGACGAGCTTTTGCAGCATTCACATCACCCTTGACCTCGTTGTACTTTTCAGCAGCAAGTTCAATCTTCTCATTCGTTTGAGAAATAAGAGTTTTAATATTTGATACCTCACCCCCATAAGATACCATGGTTTTCTCTAGTTCTGCTAAATGATGATTAACTTCTTGCTTATAAGTACTTAGAGCTAATTCGTCTTGTGTCCCGCTAGCAATAAGTTCACCAATCTTTCGAGTTAAATACTCTCTATTGGCATTGAAGTCCTTCTCAATTTGCGCCAATTTTGATTGAGCGGCAGCAATCTGAGCGGCTTGGTCTTTAGATGCTCTTTTAAGAATCTCATTAGCGTCGGAAGTCACTTTATCTACTTTAACTTTCATCGCTTCGTTTGAAACAGAGAATTCGTCTAATTTAGATTTGATTTCTTTCTCATAATCCGCAATTTTCTTATCAATCGCATCTCCAAAGTTTGCTGGAATAATTAAATTCCATTGTGTACCGTCGTAACGATACATTTCAACTTCACCTTCCCCAATAGTCTTGTACCAAATATCATTAGCCTTCAATCCCTCAGTTGGAGGAGTATCCGGGCCAAAGAAGTTCTGGTTTTTACCATCAAGTGAAGATATAACCGTGTTTACAGATTCTTCTAAAGGAGCTAATACATCAGCAATAACTTTATTAGTCATCTGTTTCCATTCGGCACGTTGAACTTCAGCTAATGTGGAGCGGTCATGTCCACTAGTACTAGCCGAAATCTTTTTAATTCGTTCTGATAGAACATCATATTCGATTTTATTAACTTTGACAGTGATATTTACGCCAATTTTAGGAACGTAAACTTCAACTGTATCACAAAGTTTGATGTTAATAAGAGCTCTAATAATAGCTTTTTCCCATGCAGTAGTGTCACTGAGTGGGACCATATCAACATCGATTTTAATATTTGGTAAATCTACCCCGTAGTTCTGCTCAAAATATTTCGCCGAGACTTTATCGACCATAGCCTTAGTGATAACTTTGACTTCTTGGTCTTTTTTACCTTCTTTGACTTTACTTGTTACGTCGATGGGACTCATACGCTTTGTAAAATAGTCGTTATAATATTTTGAACGAACTACATCACCATATACCACAACTTCCTTCTGGTTTTCACCTTCAGGAGTATATTTGGCATAAGGTAATATGCTGGTATATTTACCGCTCATGCTTGTGACAATCTTGATGTTCTTCAAATTCTTCCTAGGACGAATTGTAGTAACTCTTTCATGTCCTCTTCGACGATATAGATATATTTGGTTGTTGGTTCTTAGAACTTCTCCACCAAATACGTCAACCATAGAACCCTCAGTACCACTAATTAAGGACAAGACATTTTTAATCTCATCGTGTTGCATAGCAGAGGTTGTGGTAATATCAGTAGCGAACTTGATATTAATTGGGTCTACAGCGTGCGCTTTAATTCTCTCCCATACGTTCATAGGAGTAGAAGTTACAGCAGCAAATGGTTTTACAAGAATACCGCTAAGACTGTCGGTAGATGTGACAGCCTTAACAGTTCTCTTTTTACCATCCAAATCGTCATCAGTTTCGTAAATACGAAATGCATGAGGTTCGTCGAAGTCATTGGGTTTGGCTAAAATATATCGTTCTGTACGAATCTCACCAATCCAATCTCCGTTGAGAGGATATTCCATCTCTAATTCAAATTCACCATTTCGAACTTCGGTAACAGTACAAGTCTCCGCATCATGGAGGATACCGATACCATTATTTTCGAACAAGGTTTCGTTTTGTTCATATAAAATAGGTCTCATACTAGAACCCTCCAATTAGGCGTGACAGTTAATGTTGGAATAACAGAAGCTGGGTTGTTCTGTCCGTCAGCTGTAATAGTGATTTTATTTTTGGACATACCCGGAGCAAATTCAAAGAAATCCTTCCCAACAGTTCTGTTGTTCATATTTCGAATAGTCCGACCGTCTTTAGAATATGTTGCATATAAAGAGCAATCAATGAATACATTTTCATTGTTCAAATCTTTAAACATCATAGTTGTGTTTCCAACCGTCAACGAAAGATTACCTCTAACTCCAGAAAATGAAATTACAGGTTTTGCTGCGTATAATGTTGGATTGTTGACAAATTCTCCGTGATTAACTCTAAACGGAGCAATGTCTTTTACATATTTGTATGGTTGGCATTTAAGTTTCGCAGTGAAACTAATACAACCATCATAGTAATATTTATTCTCAAACTCCATTTCCATGAGAATGATGTGATAAATATGTTTGGTATCAAAATATGGAATGAATGGAATCCATTCACCAATACCTTGATTGAATAACGTGTAGATTTTGTTTCGAGCAGTAGAAATATCCTCGTCGTTATCGCCGTGACTTCTACCGTCATAGAAACATTTCAGTTCAAATTCTGTTGGTTCATATCCGTCATCATCGTAAGCCAACTCCCCTTCATAGGAAGCTGGCGATACGAATGAGACTCTCCTTTTCGGAGCAGGAATATTAGGACGTTCCTGAATAACAACATTTAAAGACTCTGAACTGATATTATTAATCATAAAATATCCAGGTTTCATAGTTCTTACCAGAGTACCTCCTCACCTTTTCCTCGACGACGTTGGTCATCGAATGATTTGATATGACTTTGAATTTCTCTAGCGAGTTCTTTAGCATTAACAGGTTTACCACCAGTATCCACATTGACATTAACGCTATATTCTTTGTTAGAATTATCGTTGTTAACAACTGTAGATGTTGATGTTTGTTGTGGGACACCGTATAGTGGCGTTGGTGTAGAAATACGTCCTCTATAATCTAATGAATAATCAGACATGTTCATTTTGTCGAGATTACTCATGTCCACTACTGGAGTGATTGTAGGAGCGTAGTTCATATCGTCGATAGCAACATCGAGCATATCACTAATACCATTTACAGCATCAGATACCACGTTAGCAAATATGTCGCCTTGTGATACAACACTATCTGCAGCATCGGAGAATCCTTTACCGAATGAATCAGTGACCTCATCTACCATCTTAGGCATAGCATCGCCAATACCTTTAGCAACCCCCATAGGAATGAATTTACCAACTTCTTTGGCAAACAATCTTGATGGTGAGTGAATATCCGCAGCAGCTCTGGCAGCTTCTCTAGCTTTACTGATAATTCTATTAGCAGCACTTTCAATAGCCCACATGTTTGCATTCATACCATCAGCAACACCGGCAGAAATATAGTAACCTACATTATAACCGGCGCTTCTAGCAGAACCACTATAACTTGAAACAGTAGATACCACGCTACTCATGCCACTAGATACAGTAGATACTACGGAAGCCATACCGCTTTGGAATGTACTATTTAAAGTAGACATCAAAGATGTAACAATAGACTGAGCAGTAGATGAGAATTGAGTAAATGTGGCATTCATTTGAGCAGTAGTACTACTAATTGTGGCATTTACTGATGTCATGCTTGACATGATGCTAGCAGATAATTGAGCCATTGTAGAAGTTACTGTACTCATAACTTGACTTAATGATGCAGCCATTTGTTCAGCAACACCAGACATGCTTACTCGAATAACAGACATTACTCCTTGCATGTTTTGTTCCACTGTAGCATTGACTAATGTCATTGACATAGTAACAGAATTAGATACTTCAGTGAATCCAATAGATACAGCAACCGATAATGCCGAAATACTTGCCAACATTGTTGCTTGTACCGTAGACATACCAGCAATAACTGAAGTATTCATGGCCATCATACCGACCATAGCAGCTTCGCCTAATTGTTGGAATCCAGTAGCAGATGTAGTTAGAGATGTTGTGAATGTGGATAGTAAAGTCTGGACATTCATCAGTGATGCGCCAAGAGCGTCAAACGCTACTGGCAATGAACCAATAGATGTTCCCAGCATTGTGATGGCATTTTGAATGTTTGTGAATGCCATAGTCGCAGTTTGAAGTGACATTCCAACCATAGTCATCTGAGTAGCAAATACCATGAATGCAGTCGCTACTACAGTTAAACTTGACTGTAATTGTTGAATTGGCGTTACTAGAGCTGTAAATGCTGAAGATACTGGAGTTATAGTTCCAGATATTGTAGTTAAACTTGTGCTTAGACTGTCAAATGATGTAGTGACTGTAGGCACACTAGCAGCCATCATAGATAATGATGTTGACATTTGTGCGAAAGCTATGGTTATAGTTGCTAAACTTGCAGCAGATTGACCTAAATTAGTACATGCCGTAGCAAGATTTTTAATATCTTCAGTAAATCCTTGTAAGTTACCAGCATATGCAGCAGTTCCCAATTTAGCAACTTCTATAGCCAAAGAACCTAATCCAGTTGCAGCAGATGCACCATTTTCACCAACTAGTTTAACTCCTTCTCCGAATAATTTGAAACCTTCACCGAATGACTTAGCAGCGTCACCGACAGATCTAATGATGTCAGCAACGCCTTCTAAAGCAGTTTTAATAGCAGTTCCAATTGATTCGAATATTTGTCCTACGCCTTCTAAAGCCAATTTAATAGCATTTCCGACAGACTCAACCACTGTACTAACACCTTCTAGAGATGATTTAATACCAGAACCAACGGATTCGAATACTCCACCAAGAGCTTCTAAAGATCCTTGAATTCCACTAAATACAGCAGTAATAACGCCACTAATAGCATTAATAGTATCGACAATACCTTGAATAACCGCTTTAATTACTTCTCCAATTGTAGTGAAAATTTGTCCTAAAACTTCTAAAGCAACTCTGATAGTATCAACTACAGATTGTACAATAGGAGCTAAAGTTTGAATAATAACTACAATGGCATTTATAATTGTCTCAACGACAGGTGCAAGAATTTGTAATGCAGCAACAATACCATCTACTAACACTTTAATTGTATCAGCAATTGGTTGTAAGATTGCCGGTAAATTAGATATTAGTGTGTTTAAGACATTACCAATGATTTCAATAATTGGAGTTAATGCTGGCGCCAATTGAGCAAAAATGTCTACAATAAGTTTTATTGCCGGACCAAATACTTCTACTATTTTAGCTAGAAGAGGTCCTAATGACTCACCGATACTAGTTACTAGGATTTCTCCAATAACACTGAATACAGCTTTCAATGCAGGAATTAATTTGTCTTTAACACTAACTAAAGCGTTTCCTAGACCTTCAATAAATGAAGTAGCAATTTCTAAGGCAACTGTTAATAAAGCGTCTATATTTTCAACCAATGCTCGTCCGAGCTCAGTTAATAATTTAACGCCAGCAGATACAAGTGCAGGAACATTTTCAGTTAATCCTTGAACAAGAGCAATTATTAATTTAAATCCGAAATCAACGAATTTAGGAATTAATTCCACTAAACCGTCCAAAGCATTCTTGACGATATCAACAAGACTTTTGACCATTTGTGGGGCTCTTTCTGCTAGAGTCTTAAGAAAAAGATCTAGTGCAGTGACAACACCAACTAAAGCTGTAGGTCCAACTTCTGCAAGTTCTTTAAGCGCTAATATGATTAGACTTAATCCTACACCAGCAAGTGCCATACCAGCACCTATACCAATAGCAGCTACTCCTAGTGCTACTAAAGCAACGGAAAGTGCTAATATACCAGGGGCAATAAACATTGCCGCAGCTCCAGCCGCTAATAGAATAGTTAATCCGCCGGCTAAAGCCAATAATCCTTTACCTATTTGCGCTAAGGACATGGATCCTAATACCTGCAATGGTGCTGCAAGTGCTAGTAATGAACCTGCAAGAATCAATAAAGTAGCAGCTCCAACTAATCCCATAGGCCCAACACTGGATACAATACCAACAGCAACAAGTAATATAGTTAAAGCTCCGACAAGTCCACCTAAAGCGACCACCATACTTTGCCATGAAATTTGAGATAGTTGTGTCAGTACATTACCTATTGTTACTAATACAGGAACAAATGAAAGTAATACTAAAGCAGCTGCCATAGCACCAAATACATTACCAGACATATTAGTCATAACAATAACAGATATAGTTAGAGCAGCCATTACAGCTCCAAGTGCTAATATAGATGGTAATAATCTATTTGGGTTTATGTTAGATATTAATTCTAATGCCTTAACAAGTTCGGAAGTACTGTATGCAAATGCAATAAGGGATGCTAGTGCGGATAAATTGACCCTAACCCCTTGTAAAGCATATGTTGCTCCAATCAACGATGTGAATATAACGCCAAGTCCCGCTAATCCTGCAGCCATATCCATAATATCAATCATAGATATATCTATTAAAGCATCTACTAACCCTTTAACAGAATATGAAAACACTATTAAAGATGCTAATGCTGATAAATTAACCCTAACGCCTTTAAGAGCACGAGTTGCGGAAACTAAAGCAGTAAATATGAACCCTAGACCTAATACTCCAACTTTCATGTCCTCATAATCGATCATAGATACATCAATTAATGCATTTACTAATTCTTTAACCGAATATGTAAATACTAATAATGACGCTAAAGCTTTAAGTGATGGGTTAGCACCTCGTAATGCTTGCGTGGTACCAACCAAAGCTGTAAATACAAATCCCATGCCTATGAGACCAGTTTTCATGTCCTCATAATCAATCATAGAAACATCAATTAATGCATTTACTAATTCTTTTATTGAATAAGTAAATACTAATAATGACGCTAAAGCTTTAAGTGAAGGATTTGCACCTCTTAGTGCTTGTGAAGAGGCCACTAATGCTGTAAATAAGAAACCAATACCTTGAACGCCAGTTACCATTTCGGTATAATCGATCATGGACACATCAATTAATGCATTTACTAATTGTTTTATCGCATAAACGAAAACAACTAAACCGAGTATTGCACTTAGTTTGATCTTAACATTGTTCATAATACGCATAGCTGTAGATAGCGACAGCATTAATGCTCCAATAGATGTTACTGCTCGTTTTAAATCTTCATAATCGTATTTTGCTAATTCAGCCATTGATTTAACAAGGATACGAATAGCCAGTACAAATGCGATTAATTTAAATGCACCAACTTTTATCTTATCTACTTTAGAAAGCAACTTCATACTCGTCACTAAAATAAGCGAAGCTGCGGCTACACCACCGGCAGATTTGACAAGTTGATTTTCATTCAATGTACTCAACTCACGCATAGCTTTTGCCATAATTTTAATAGCTAAAGCGAAACCAATCATACTGATAGCAGTGCTAGGAGGTATCTTTTCCATACCGGCTAGACGTTTCATGGCGGCTGTAAGAATATAACTAGCAGTAGCAATGCCCAATGCGGCACGTACTATTTCCTCTGAAGACATTCCAGCTAGAACTTTCATCGATACAGCCAACATAGTGATAGCCGTTGCAATCATCAATAATGTTCCTGCTTTAATACCTGTTGTGAACGAACTAATTGCATCTTTTAAGCCATCAAGAACACCTGAAACTTTAGATACGATTTCATCGCCTTTTTCAACGAGTTCTTTGATTGGATCTAAAATAGGTGATAGGAATCCACCACCTTTATCATCTCCGCCCTTAAACATTTTGAAAGCTTTAAATCCAGCAAATCCTACTAACATAGTTTTTAGGATATCTGAAAGATTAAATATTGATAAATTCTTCTTGAATACACCAATGCCTTCTTTGACAGCGCCACTTAAGGATGTAAAAATACTCTTAACGGTATTAACTAATGCATCCCCACCCTTAATATTACTTGGTGAGAATAATTTCTTTATAGAATTTACTATTCCGTCTAAAGAAATACCATTCATTTTAGACATTTTCGATATTAATTTATCAAATATTGATAGGAATCCTTTAACGCCTGCCGCTAAAAATTCAAATACTGTTTTAAATGGGTTTGATGATTGTATAGCGTGTTCTATACCTTCTACAAATTTGCGAATTGCGCCAGTGACCTTCTCAAGTAATGTCATGAATGCTAAGAATCCTGATCCATTACCCGAAGGAGCAAATGCTTTAAAGAAAGATGTAACTATAGACGCAGCAATTCTGAATAAAGATCCTAAAATACCCAAGACATTTCCGATAGTTTGTCCTAGTTTAACGAATCCTGCTTGCATTTTTTCTGATTTTAATGCTGTGAAGAATTTTTCTATTCCTTTAGCCACATCTTGAATAATGAATAAGAATCCATTTGCAGATCCAGCTACAGAGGCCATACCTTTAGCAACATTACCAATAACACTAATAACTCCAGTGAATACCGCACCAAACGCTCTACCAATGGATACCATTGTATCTTGTAATGCCTGCCAGTTACGGATTTTAGATGTAAATTCTTCTAATTTAAGAGTTACTTGATATAATGCTTGTGCAGAATCTTTATATGTTCCGATTATATCACGGAATCCTTTTCTTAAATTGGTTAATGAATTGAATACAATAGCAAAGCTATTTTCAATAGTATTAAACCAACTTTGTTGTCCACCAAGATCTTTCCATGTTTTCAACATGGCATTACGATAGTTACCTAAACTTCGTTCCATTTCGAGAACAGAGTCATAATATTTTCCTTGATCGTCGGAAACGAATGGATTTACTAAATCACCAATCTTAGTCCACATATTTTTGGCTTCTTCAAATCCTCCTAGGAAATATTCCCAAGTTGTAGCCCATCCAGAACCAATAGCTTCCTGAACGGTATCTACCAATTGACCGAAGGATTTAACTTTGGTTGCAGCATCCAACATCGATTGGTCTTCGGAGAATTCTCTCAAAGTTTCCAACAATACTTCAGATGTCAACCATCCGTCTTTCAATGAGTCACGGAATGATTTAGTCATATCGCGAGCATGACCCATCTTCTCTGCAGTTTGAGTCAATCTATCTTGGAATAGTTTACCACCCATACCAGCATTAACCACTGAGTTCCAGTCTTGCAGTGCAACACGCCCAGATGCTAATGCTTGAGATAATTGGTACATCGCCATTGAGGCTTGGTTTGTATCCGAACCTGATGCGGCAGCAAGGTTTGAAATACCTTTAATCGCAATAGCAGATTTATCAAGACTTACCCCCGCAGCAGTAAACGTACCAATGTTTTTGGTCATATCGGCAAATGAATAAATAGTCTTATCCGCATAATCATTAAGGTTTTCTAATGCACTAGAAACCCTTCGCATACGAACTGAACTATCTGGAATTTCCCATTCAGTATTGGTCATGATGGTCTGAATTGATCCAAGTTTATTCTTATACTCCGCCAAACCATCTCCGTATCCCCTAAAGAATTGTCCTGCGAAACTAAGACTTTTTTGTATCATTCCACCTAGGACATTACCCAAAGCAATATCCATAATAGATAGAGAATTTTGTACAGAACTAGCCGCTTTAGCGAACGCATTCGATAACGGGCTAGCATCGAATCCCGATACTTTCGAATTCAATCCATCGATAGATTTAATAGAGTTCGGAAACCCTTGATGATTATCTGCCTTTTGGAAAATACCCTTTAGTCGAGATAGAATTGAAGATGTGGTAGCAGTTTTGCTAGCAACGTCAGTATTCATTCTATCAATAGATTGACCTGCGCTAGACATATCAATACCTTTAGCGCTTCGGTTAAAAATTCCTTTAAGGCGAGATAGTAATCCCTCAGATTTTTGCGTCGATTTTGAGATTGTATCATTCATCTCTGACATGTCTGAGGCTATGTTTTTAGTCGCGTCTTTACCATTGACTTTACTAAAAGCGTTCTTCATTCGTTCCAATGCCGCGACAGTGTCATCAGCATTCTTAGAAAAGCCCTTGTTGTCTAAGGTGACCTTGGCGACTTTTTCGTCTACATATCCAGCCATAAATTATCCTTCCTATCGAAATAGTCTATTTTTTTTTCTTCATAAGTTTATTCAAAGTTTCTAACGCTTGATCGTTTATAGAATCAATGGTTTTACCAGTAGAATTAACCTGTTTGTTCATTTTTGATATATTTTCGGCCATTTTTGAAATCTTACGTTTCGTATCGCTAATAGATTCCATTTTTTTGTCTACCAAGAATTCCTGGCTTCTGTTGGGCTACTTTTAAAATCTCATCGGCATATGAGTTTTTACTTGATTTATATGCTCGCTTAGATAACTCTGAAGAATTAACCTTTATACCACGTCTTAATTTAGGTCCTAAATAAACAGTATCCGGTTTAAATTTATCATAATCAAATTTTTCGAAACCTTTACCCTTTTTAGGAACTATTTTTCCAGATTTTTCAACAACTTTTTTGTATTTGATTTTTGGAATTTCGAACGCTTTTTTAATATTGGCATTACGGGCAGCCTCTTGCAAACGCTTGTTGTTTAGATGGCCATAGCCTTTATATGCACCATAAGCACCCAAACCAGCCAGAGCTACGCCCCCGCCAATTATAGCGGCTTTCTTTAAGTTACTTTTTGTAAAGACTTTACCTCGGCGACGACCCCACTTCATACCTTTGATTCCTAAGTGTTCTATGACATCTTCGGAAGATTGGATAGAAATATAATTCATAACAATCCTTTCTATTTTAGATAATCTTCTAAAACTTTATTAATAGTTTTCTTGTATACCGAATTAATAGCTTCGTCAATATAAGGTCTTGGAGGAACATAACCTCCCGTACCAGTACCATGCCCATAATGTAAAATTATGGCGATATTAACTCCTTTATTGATATGTGTATTAAATATTTCTAAATCTTGACCTCTCGATGTTCGAGTTATTCGATACCCCCATGAATTTGCAGTTTCTCCAGAATTTGCTGGAGTGGCATCTCGTAGAGCATCGACGATGGCTTTACCCAAAATATCAAGATTAGATCTTCGTGATCTTTTCAAAAATTTTTCCAAATTTCCAAAATCACCAAATTGCTCAATTCGCATTATTCATCTTTTTCCTCCTTTCTTCCATTATTTTTCTATTTCTAAGAACTTGTTGTTGATGTTCTGCCATTGCTTCGGCTCGTGTCATTTTCTTAGGAGGTTCTTGCAATGCACCTACACAATTCAATAACATAATCAATTTATTAAGATTTCTATTCTCCCAATCAAATGGTATGTGATTCAAAGCCATCATCGCATAAATTATCTCAGATGTAAATATTTTCTTACGGTGATACTCTTTACCTCTACTAGAATTATTGTTTTTAGGTAATTCTGTAGCACTAGGCGTATCTTCCATATACTTCAAAATTTCTCTAAAATTAGCTTCTGATAAACGAGATATATCAAATGGTTTATCCGCCATCATTACTATGAAATCAAGTAACTCATGTTGTTCTAAGTTGGCAGAATTATCGATAAACCTTTTCTTATACTTCGTCTCCCACTTGTCTAACACAGTTAGAGTGTATTTGAAAGTAATATCTTCTTTGGGTTCATTTATAATAAATTGAGATATGCTATCATCCCACATTTCAAGCTCATCCAAAGTTATAGTTAAAAACTCAGACATAATATTCACACCTCAAACATTTTATAAAAACAAAAAGAGGCGGGGAAAATCCACGCCTCCATTGTAATAAC